GGTGCTGAACTATTTTTAACAGGTGCTTGCCATTGCTTTGATGGTTCTGGGTTGTTCTTTAACCATGTAGACAACTCTGCTCTACTAGCACCATATTGTTCAATTATATCGGCATCTGTCATTTTAGAAGAAACAACTTCTTCAATTTCAGATCTACCGATTCTCTTTCTAGTTAAATCAGCATTTCGTTTTCCAGCCTGACCTTGTGTTATTTCTGGTCCACCTGATTTTTTAGATCTTTCGCTAATCGCATATGGATTATTATCATATGCTGGATTATAAAGATCCTCATCAATCTTTTTCTTTTCTGAAGCAGAAATTAAAAATGGAGCGGCAATCGCTGCCCCAATTGCTGCTGTTGCGCCAATCATTGGTGCTGCTGCTCTTGCCGCTGGCAATACTGTTTCTGAAGCAGCAGTTGCAACTCTGCCAAACAAATCTTTACCAAATGTAGCTGCCCTGCCTAAAAATTCTTTTCCTCTACTAGCACCTCTGCCTAATGCATCTTTGCCAAGTTCAAATAAATTACCTAGTCTTTGACCAAATGTCTTTTTAGTCGGACCAGTTTTTGGTTCATTTGCTTTTGGTGTTTTCTTATCTACTTCAACTGGAACACCCCCAACTGGAGGTGCTTTTCTTCTGTCGGGGAAGTCTGGTATTTCAATATTTGGAATACCCATACCAGCAGCACCTGCTGCCGCTGCTGCCGATGCTAAATCCGCTCCAACTTTTTCTTTGCGAAGCTCAGATGGTTTTTCTAAATTTTTTCTAATCTGAACCAACTCATCTAATTGGTCTTTTTCAAGACTAATAGATTGTTTGGTTAGTTCTAATTCTTCTTTGGATACCTTTGCTAATTCTTCGCTAGAAGTTGTAATGTTATCTGCATTTTCAGTGTTTGGTTTTATGTTACCACGAATTGTTTCAATAGCTTTGATGAGTTCTCTTTTCTGTGCGAGATCTTCTCTGGATAATTTGAAACCAAACTTTTCGCTCTCAGCAAGATTCTTATCAATCACATCTAGTTTTTTCTCTAGATTTGTAATATCAGCAAACGCTGTTTTACCTTCTTTAAAAGTTCCTCTACCAGTTCTTTCATACTCTTTGGCAAACCGTTCGCTTTCTGCCGAAAACCCTTTCTCTGCTCTAATTACATCTGATGTAAAAGATCCAATTCCTTTAACACCAGATACAATACCAGTTGCTGCTTTACCAAATAACTTAGCAGGATTTGCTAATGATTTAAATCCAGAGTTGATTACAGAAAATAAAGACTTAACACCACCAACAGTTTCTTGTAAAGTTTCTCTTAAAGTTTTATCTTTTCCAAGAATTTGAATCTGGTTGAGTCTAACATCAAGGTCTTTAGCAATATTGTTATCAATAGATGCAAGAACATCCTTGATAGCTTTTAATCTATCATCTAATATCTTGACGTTTTCTAAAGATTGCTTTCTATTAGCTTCTTCAGATTTCTTAGTGTCTTCTTTATTCTGCTGAGTTACATTATTAAGAAATCTTTCAAATGCAGAATTCTCTGGATTTCCAGTTGGATTAATCATCTTTATCTTTATCCTTCTTGTCACCCATTATTGCAATTTTTTCTTGACCTCTTGACCAAGCAGCAACACCTAATACAGCACCCATTGCCATATGAAATAATCCACCACTTTGCAATGTCAAAGGATTCCATTGGTTAGTTACTTGACCGTGGAAATATGATTGAACCAAAGACCAAAACACTGGAAACACGATGAAGTCAAAAACACAAACTGCCATATAAACCCAACCCATAGCAGGTCGCCATTTATTTTGAATCCAGTCTTCTCTTGAACTTACCATTTTGCTGCTCCTTGTTTTGCTTTTAGTTTTTCATTTTCTTTTTTAATGTAATCTGCCAATAACGAAACATAAATCTCCCTTTCCCAAGGAACCATATTTTCTAATTCTGTTAAACTATAGTTATGGTGTTGCATCAATGAAAAGTTTAAAGTATAATAATTGAATAAACTATCTTGAGAAAGGGTTATATGAAAAAATTTGTTAAACCTTCTAGCCTAGAAATATTGTGTGTGCCGCACTGATTACATTCTGTTTTTATTTCTTGAACAATCTTTGGTGACGTTAAGAAAAATTCTTCTAATAAATCAAACTGATCCTTTGTCAAACTTAAAATAAACTCTTTTAATTGTTCTTGTGGGTATTCTGATGCACTCCAATATTCTTCTGAATTGTAAATCCCTTTTACTGAATCAACAATCAGATTTATCATAGATTCCATATTGTTTGAAGCAAACACTTCCAGAATGTTTTGAAATTTAGGATATTTCATCTCAATCCCATATTCCGAAGTAACCATAATTTTTGTTTTATGATTCTCATTCTTCTCTACTTTTAATTCTTCAATGCTAAAAAATGTATTGATCTTATTACCACATTCGCAGTTAACAACCACATCTACATTTTCTCCTACTGACTTTGCTCTCAGATTTAAAAATATATATTCAATATCAAAATATGGTAATGCCTCAACATCCAAAGATTTAAAAGTACATACATCAATTAAATCATTTACAACCCTTGAAACTTCAGCATCATCTGCTTCTGAAAGAGTTAACAATACTTTATGCTCTTTCACCAAAAACGGACGAAACTTAATTTTTTTCTCAGTAGATGGTAAAGTCAATTCATAAGTTGGAGTTTCTAATTTAGGTAAATTCATAGTTTAAATTATGTGTAAAAAATTGTTGTATTTCTAGGATTGCCAATTACTGGATTGGCTGTTCTATTTGTTGGTGTTGGTACTGTTGTATTTGGTACTGCATTTTTCAATGTTACATTTTTCCAATATCTGTATGCAAATGTTACTGTTAATCTGTGTGTTTGATTTTGTGATGAGTTAGACAACTCCATTGTACTCAAACTTCTTGGAAACGCTTCAATCAATTCCAATTCATAATTAATATTATTTTGCTCATCTAACTGACGAATATTAATTGTTGATGCATACTCTTTTGGATATCCAACCGTGAATGTTACTGGATCTACAACCAAGTGACACCAATCATCAAAAAAACTTTTAATTTTCATTTCCCTATCAACATTAAATGTGATAGGCATACCTTCGCCACCATAATCTGATGTAATTGGTCTTTGATAGGCAGGTCCAAAAATCTTAAATGCATTTATAGCCAAATTAAATGTTGGAAATGATGCACTGTCCACATATAAACTTACTAAATCTGCTGAATTTCTTCTAATTTGTGGAAGTCCAGCAGGAGGTGCAATGATAACTTCAAACCTATTTGTTCTGGATAAACCAGCACCAGTTCTTACCTGAGTTAAAAAGTTATCTAAATTAAAATGAGATTTACTCAAAACATTCTCCTTGAATCTCTCCAAACTTTTTCTTTGCTTGCGCCAACGAATCTTTCAACAGGAAGCATTGCAGCAGTAACCCAATCTGGATGGGGAATGTTTAAAAATCTAGACTCAACATGATCTGTCAAGTAATGCTTGACACATGCTTTTACTGGAGCAATCCTAGACATAGTAAGCAACATTTCCCAACTAATTTTAATTTTTGCGTCTTCAGTTAAAGCCTTGTTTATCGTATTTTTATTCAAAGTCTCTAACAATTTAAATCTCAAAGGATAAGATAGATAGTGTAGATTGATCCCATAAAACCCGTCTTCCACTTTTCTAAATGGCAAAACTAGAGGAAACATATCCCAATATGGTAAAGTATCCTTGTGTTTAGCATCATATAAAAACAAATACATTTTCCCCGGAATTATAATATTTCTCAGGTGGTCAACGTCTTTTAACAAATCCCTAGAATTTGGACTTACAGGATTTTTTCTCAAAAGGTTTCTTATCTGGTCTTGATACCATCTGTAAGACTTTTCAGTGTCACCACGTTTTATTCTTATGTCTTTAAACAAATTATTATCAGACATTTAAACGATTCCCAATTCTTTTTCGGTTAGTATGATAAATTTCATTCCCTTTTTGCTGCAAAAGTTTTTTGCGGCTTCCCATTTGGATTGGTTGACACCATATTGGAATACTTCTTGTATGAATTTTTTTGTTTTTCTTTGATTTTTATCTGGTGGTTTTGTAAACTTTTCTGGCTTTATCTCTACTAAATATTTAACAATTCCATCTTTAGAATTTATCTTCACATAAAAGTCTACAAAATATCTGTGCATTTTATTATCGACTGGAGACTTGTACGGTATTATCGCAGTTTCAGATCCCCACTCGATAACAGAATTATTCGTGTCGCACCACCGCATAAACTTCAACTCATATGAAGATCTATAGATTACATCAGTGATATCACCACTATATTTAGAAGGGTTTTCTACCCTATATTTTCCGGTATATTTGCTTGTGTACATAGATAAATAGATTAATAACACTACTATTTATTAATATGCCTACTATTTTAGAGAACGTCAGAAAAGAACTTGGAGATGTTTCCAGAAATTCTGGTGCACAAACAAAAGCAAATTACCAGATCAATATTAATAAATACCCATCAGATTTAAATGGTTCTGATTTGCCCCACTATGTCCAATTTTATATAAATCAACGAGGCAAGTCTACTGTAAATAAAAATGCAAAAAATCAAGTAGGTATTGTAAATAGAAATCCAAATTCCGCAACTGCCGATACTAGTGCGAATGGCATTAAAGCAACTGCTGCTATCGCCGCTGGTGCGGTTACTTATGGTGCTGCAAGACAATTAGCAGACCAATTAGCAACTAGATTTCCTAGATCAGGTGCTGCTGCAATTGGTAGCAGAGTTCTTCCCGGCATTCTTGGTGTTGCTGCTGGAGCAGCAATTCAATTCGGGGATTTATTATCACCAGATGTAAAAACAAGACTCAGTGATGTAATTACACTTCATGTTCAAGAACCCCCGACTGTTCGTTATAGTATGGAATACGCGAATAAAGATTTGGGTACAATCATGGGTCTTATTACTGGTGATATTTTAAAAACACAAGGCGCATTTGATGCTGCATCTGAAGCTATTATGGCATTTGGTATGGCAACAGCGAAATTGCCCGGAGCGTTAGGAATGACAAATATCGGAGCAGCATTGAGCGCTTCTACCGGAAAAACTTTAAACCCATTCCAAGAAGTTATATTTGAATATGTGGATTTTAGATCATTCAACTTTAAATATAGTTTTTTTCCAAAAGATGAAATTGAGTCTAACTCGGTTAAAAACATAATTAATTTATTCAAATATCACATGCACCCAGAGTTATCTGCTGGAAAAATGTTCTTTATTTATCCTTCTGAATTTCAAATAGGTTATTACTACAAAGGAGAAAAGAATCAATATTTTCATCAATTCGCTCCTTGTGTGTTGGAAACTATGGATGTAAGTTATGGGGCAGATAGGCTCTCAACTTTCAAAAATGGAAATCCAACTGAGATTCATATGTCTCTGACTTTTAGAGAAACAGAACTCCTAACCAAGAATATGATTACAACAAAAGGAAACTATTAATGTATTTTAATTTTTTTCCACAAACATTGTATACATTAGATGATGGTAAAAATATAAAAATTGTTAGAAACATTTTACTCAGAGCGGTCATTAACGAAGATATAAGAAATAATAGATCTTTGTATGATGAGTATGATGTATTAGATGGTGAAACTCCAGAAATTGTTTCTGATAAATTTTATCAAAACCCACAACTGCACTGGATTATTTTACATACCAACGAAATTCTAGATCCAAGATTTGATTGGCCTATGTCGTATTATAATTTAATTCAGTATTGCAACTCAAAGTACGCTAATGTCAATGCTACTCACCATTATGAAAATTCAAATGGTTATATTGTGAATTCAACTGCACCATTTGCAACAGCCGTCACAAATTTACTTTATGAAGATAGGCTCAATGAATCTAAACGAAGAATTAAAATTTTAAGACCCGAATTTATTAACGCAGTCATTAATGAATTTTCTACCAAAATTAAACAATGACCACAACAACTGAAGGGCTATTTAAAGCTGGCGACGTAACTTTTGAGAAGTTGCATCTTCTCACGCAGGACGGCGTTGAATTAGATTTGACACAATTTCTTGTAGAATTAAATATCTTTGAAGATATTTTTTCTAATGCCATGAAAGGAACAATTGTCTTAGTTGATAGTAGAAATATTATCAACATTTTAGGTCTTAAAGGCGAAGAGACATTAATAATAAAATTAAAAACACCATCTTTTGATGATACTCAAGTCATTTCAAAAGAATTTATAACTTATAAAATATCTGATAGAAAAGTTATTAGAGATAATAACACTCAGATGTTTACTATTCATTTTGTATCACCAGAGTTATTGTTAGATACAGCATTACCACTGTATGATCCTTTTTCTGGTCCAGTTGATCAAGTAATCCAGAAAATTTTTGATGATTACATTAAATTAAATACTGATTTTAAAATTTTAACAAATACCCAAAATTCAGTAAAATTTATTTCTCCCGGATGGTCGCCATTCAAATGTATTAATTGGCTAACAAGCAAAGCAATTACTCAGTGGGATAAT